TTAGTGGCCAAACGATTACCAGAAACGCCATTGACCTAGCTGCTGATGTAACTGGTACACTACCTACAGCTAACGTAGCTGACGATGCAATCACCTATGCTAAGATACAAAATGTAACTGCAACAGATCGTATCTTAGGCAGAGACAGCGCAGGTGCAGGAGTAATCGAAGAGATTTCACCAGCGTCTTTACGCACAATGCTTAACGTAGAAGACGGAGCTACAGCTGACCAGACTGACGCACAGATTAGAACTGCCGTAGAAGCTGCAACAGATTCTAACGTATTCACTGACGCAGACCATACAAAGCTCAACGGAATAGCTGCATCTGCAAACAACTACGTCCATCCGAACCACAGCGGTGAGGTAACGTCCACAGCAGACGGTGCTACAGTAGTAGCTGACAATGTCATCGACGAAGCTAACCTTAAGGTGAGCAACAGTCCTGTCAATGGCTACATGCTTACAGCCCAGTCAGGAAATACAGGTGGGCTGACGTGGGCTGAGGCTGGGGGTGCATCCTTCACGACAAAGGCTTGGGTTCACTTCGACGCACGGACCACCTTATCTGTCACGGATAGTGGCAACGTATCCAGCGTCACAGATAACAGCACCGGCAACTTTACCATTAACTTCGACAGTACCCTTTCAACAGCGGGGTATTCTTCAAACGGCTTTGGCATAGGTTACTCTTCTACAAGTCTCGCCAAACATGCCACAATTACATTAGACCCTAGCGGTGTAAACAGTCGTGTAGCTAAGACGAAGACTACCTCTGCTGTCAGGATACTTACAGGCAACTCTGCAAATGGTGTTGTTTACGACTCAGGCGAGAACTCTCTTGCTGTGGTGGCTTAGACTGATGAGTACATATAGAGTAATCTTTGAAGACCCAGAGCAGCCAGAGCAGCCCGCAATGGTACTCGCCCCCAGCGACGAGTGGCTTAAAGAAGCGCTGGCGGGCAACCTGCCACCCATCTCAGTCTACTGGGCATTGCATGACGATGAGCAGCAAGCAGTTGCAGAGGGTCGCCACGACAGCTTCAGGCATGACCCAGAGAAACACGCAGCACAATGGACTGCACCTCGCATTGGTCCTCTGTCAGAAGAAGAGGCGATAGAGTACCTCATAATGAAAAACATCCCTCGCCACATCTGGTCGAAAGAGTACAATAGGCCGATGTTCAAGATTGTCAAAACAGAGGACATTCCAACCGACAGGTCGTTCCGTAACGCATGGAGGCTTTCAGCATGACACAAACATTTATCAAGATCGGAGCCGATGAATATGCCGCCGCTGACTACACAGTACCAGCAGAACGCACTTTCCGTAATGCTTGGGAAGCTAATTCTGGCACAAAGGTGATCTCTGTGGACATGGAAGTAGCACGGAACATCTGGCGTGACAAGATTCGCCTAGAACGCACAGAGCCGCTAGAGTCACTCGACACAGCTTTTATGAAAGCATTGGAAAGTGGCGCTGACACAACACAGATCGTTGCAGACAAACAAGCTCTTCGTGATGCTCCTAGTGACCCTGCTATCGACGCAGCTACAACACCAGAGGAACTTGCAGCGGTACAACCTGCTGGTCTGACAGTATTTTAAGGAGACTAACCTCAACATAAAGGATGCTTATCTATGGAAGGTGCGATTGATGTACGGCTAATTGTAACCTTGGGCGGCATACTCTTTAGTATAGCGGGTGCAGCAGCCGTAGGTAAGATGCAGATTAAAGCTATACTAGAGACACTAATTGACTTAGAGAAACGATTCAGAAGCCTAGACAAACGCTTAGATACTATGGAGACTAGGGTAGAAACCCAACATCAAAGGCTTTCTATTATTTCAAGTATGATGGACCCAGCTACAATGGAACGTCGCCACAGAGAAATGGCTACAATACAGGCTGACATAGCTAGTCTTAAGTCTCATGTAGACAAACTATCGCACATGCACAATGGCAGGCATCCTGAAATTAAGAGTTAAAACAAGGGGTTACACAGGTGGAATTAGGTCTAATATCAAAGATGTTGTTCTTGGTGGTTGTTACACTACCTGATGGTTCGTACAAAACAGATGCAACAGAGGTTACTGAGTGTCCACCATACGAAGTAGTCCACCAGACTATGAACTACAGACTTGAGTCAAAAGAAATAATCTCTTGGTTTGCTGACTGCAATACATATTCTTTCTTTAAAACTAAGAAACAACCAGTTTAAAGAGTACTATGCAACCTAAAAAACCATCATTAGACGACGTAAGACTAGCGGCTGAAGCTGACCTTTCAGTATTTATTAAGTTAGTTGCGCCTGAGCAAATGCTAGGTCTTTGCCATGAAGATGTAATTAACTGGTGGACTAGGCAAGACAGTAAGTCACACCAGCTTCTACTCTTCCCCCGTGACCACGGTAAGTCTAGGTTAGTTGCATTTAGAGCAGCCTGGGAACTAACTAAAGACCCAACACTTAGGATTCTATACATTTCAGCTACAGCAAACCTAGCTGAGAAACAGTTGTCGTTCATCAAAGGTATCCTTACATCTGATACATACCAGAGATACTGGCCTGAACATATCCACAAAGAAGAAGGTAAGCGCACCCGTTGGACAACATCTGAGATTTGCCTAGACCATCCACTAAGAAAAGAAGAGAACATCCGTGATCCTTCCGTCTTTACCGGTGGCCTAACTACAAGTTTAACAGGTCTGCATTGTGATATCGCAGTGCTTGATGATGCAGTCGTATACGAAAATGCCTACACAAACGAAGGAAGAGACAGGGTTAAAAGTCAATACTCTTTGTTGTCATCCATCGAAGGAGCTAACTCAAGGGAATGGGTTGTAGGTACTAGGTATCACCCTAAGGATTTGTATAACGACTTAATGCAAATGCAAGAGGACACTTACGACGACAACGGAGACATAGACGGTTCTATTCCAATCTACGAAGTATACGAGAGAGCAGTCGAAGATAGTGGCGAAGGTAATGGTGAGTTCCTTTGGCCTAAGCAAAAGCGTAGAGATGGAAAGTGGTTTGGTTTTGATCGTCAAGTCTTAGCTAAGAAAAGAGGTCAGTACCTAGACAAGAGCCAATTCAAAGCTCAGTACTACAATGATCCTACTGACCCTGACAATGTACCAGTTAGAAGAGAAAAGTTTCAGTACTTCGAAAGAAAGTTCTTGACAAGAGACAACGGTTACTGGTATTATAGAGACCGTAGAATTAATGTATTTGCAGCTGTTGACTTTGCATTTAGTTTAAATCGTAAGGCTGACTACACAGCTATTGTAGTTGTAGGTGTAGACGGAGAGAATAACTGTTACGTTATTGACATAGATAGGTTCAGAACTGAGAGAATTTCAGACTACTTCGAACACATACTTAACCTACATGCTAAGTGGTCCTTCCGTAAGATCAGGGCTGAAGTCACAGTAGCTCAGTCAGCTATCGTAAAACAACTAAAAGAAATGATTAAAGACCACGGTCTGTCCCTCAGCATTGATGAGTTCAGACCTGGCAAGTCTCACGGCAGTAAGCAAGAACGTATAGCATCTACCCTTGAACCTAGATACGACAACTTACAAATTTGGCATTACAAAGGTGGTAACATCCAAGTACTAGAAGAAGAGCTATCTAGTAGGAACCCACCACACGATGACGTAATCGACGCATTAGCTTCATGTATTGATATGGCTATTAAACCATCGACTAGCTTAAACAGAAAAAACAGAAGCAATATTGTTTGGGCTAATAACAGATTTAGAGGTGCTGCCTAATGGCTGGTGAGACTTTAGACATTGAAAACATTGTTGAACAGGAGGTCTTAGCAGTTGAGATTGCTAACAGGTGGCGTGAGTGGGACACCCTTCGTAATACAAAAATCCAAGAGTGGAAAGAACTGCGTAACTACCTCTACGCAACTGACACTAAGACCACAGGCAATGCTATGCTCCCTTGGTCTAACACTACTACGACCCCTAAGCTCACGCAGCTTATGGATAACCTTCATGCTAACTACTTTGCTTCTTTGTTTCCCCAGCAAAAGTGGATGAGGTTTGAGGCTTCGTCCGTTGATTCAAACGTAAAAGCTAAAAGAGACACCATCCAAGCGTACATGGAAAACAAAGTTAGACAATCTGATTTTGTCAACGCAGCTTCTGATCTTATCTATGACTACATTCAATACGGTAATTGCTTCGCTACAGTACAGTGGGAAGACAGATACAAGATTAAAGAAGATGGAGATTACATTTCTCAGTACGTTGGTCCTAAGGTAGTTCGTATTTCACCTTACGACATTTGCTTTAATCCAGCAGCATCTGATTTCCTTAAAGCACCTAAGATTATTAAGTCAATTAAAACCTTAGGTGAAATCAAAAGAATGATTAAGGATGACCCATCTAAGGAAAGTATGCAGCCTATCCTAGATAAAATGCTTTATGCTAGAGCAGCGGTAAGAGGTTCAGACGCTACCTTCAACAAATCAGAAGGCTACGTTGCTGATGGTTTCTCATCTATTCAGCACTACTACGAATCTGACTATGTAGAAATCCTAACTTTCTACGGTGATATCTTTGACTACCAGAATGACGAACTCCAAGTAGACCGTATCATTACAATAGTTGACAGAGCCTATGTTCTGACTAACGAAGAGAACCCATCTTGGCTTGGACATGCCCCTGTCTTCCACGCAGGATGGAGACCTAGACCTGACAACCTCTACGCTATGGGGCCACTAGATAACCTAGTTGGTATGCAGTTCAGGATTGACCACCTAGAGAACCTCAAAGCTGACGTATTCGATCAGATCGCTTACCCTATTATGAAGATTAGAGGTGACGTAGAAGACTTTGACTTTGAACCTGGGACTAGAATTTACCTAGGTGAAGAAGGTGACGTAGGCTATCTAGTACCTGACGCTACAGCACTTAACGCTGACCTCCAGATTCAGACCTTAGAGAACAAGATGGAGGAAATGGCTGGCGCACCTAGACAAGCTATGGGTATCAGAACCCCAGGTGAAAAGACAGCCTTCGAAGTTCAGTCTCTACAAAATGCTGCGTCTCGTATCTTCGAACACAAGACAGCTCACTTCGAAAGAGTATTCTTAGAACCAATCCTAAACTCCATGCTTGAGACAGCAAGACGATACATGAACTTCAGTGACACTATTAA